CAGAGAACATCTCTCAGATAGCGCTCGCCGAACGACTCGGAATCTCTCAATCCACATACCAACGAAGCGTTCGAGGCGAGCGGTCCTTCCGGCTCGAGGAACTGCTGAAGGTGGCGAGACTCCTCGAAATGAAGCCCGAAGTGCTCTTTGCGGGGGCAGCGTGAGGAGCGCAAAGTCCGCCCGACTGCTTTCAGAGTCGCCCGCACCGCTCGCCTACACCACGGCAACAGCCGCAGTAGCAGTGGGCATGTCGGACGAATACCTCAGGAAGGAGATCAAGGCCGGTCGCCTCGGGTGTCGGTACGCCGGGCGTTCGCTACTCATCCCCGCCGCCGAACTTCAAGCCTGGCTCGACTCGCTGCCGAGTGAACGTGACTGAGGCAAAGAAAAAGCCCTCAGCTGCCAGAACAACTGAGGGCCTATCCAGATCGATTCCCACTACCACGAAGGAATGACATGACCGATCTTACGCTATCCGGCCAACAATCCCCGTTCGACGCCATCAAGCACGTCTGCCCTGACGGCACCGAACTCTGGTCGGCCCGCGACCTGATGCCGTTGCTCGGCTACTCCGCGTGGCGCAACTTTCAGACGCCGCTCGAGCGCGCCATGGTTGCGGCTGACAATCAGGGATACAAGCTCATCGAACACTTTGCGGGATCCCGCAAAGTTGCAGGATCCGGGCCCGACGCCCACGACTACAGCCTCACTCGGTTCGCGGCCTACCTCGTCGCCATGAATGGCGACCCCAATAAGGCCGAAGTTGCAGCCGCACAGGCATACTTCGCCATCAAGACCCGCGAGGCCGAGACCGCACCGACAACGGCCGCCATGCTCACGCGCTCCGATCTCGCCCGCATGATCCTCGCCGCCGAGTCGGAACTTGCGGAGACGAAGGCCGAGCTCGAGCAGGCCGCACCGGCTGCCGCCGCCTGGGATGCGCTCGCCGAAGCCGAAGGTGACTACTCCCTCCGCGACGCCGCGCAGATCCTCTCCCGCGATCCGGCGATCAAGACCGGACAGAACCGGCTCATGGTCTCCATTCGCGAACTCGGCATGGTCGACGGCAGTGGCCAGCCCTATCAACGGCACATCGCGCACCTGCAGCTCCGCGTCACCAGCTACCCGCACCCGCACTCCGGTGAGCCTGTCCTCTCGCGGCAGATCCGCGTCACGGTCTCCGGCCTGAAGTACCTGCACACCAAGCTCGGCGGCACACAACCCCTGCGCCTCATGCAGTCCGTGCGACAGGAGCTGAACGCATGACCGAAAAATTCACCTTCGTCGACAAGCTGCCCAAAATCGAGCGCGGCCGAAACGGAATGTACGAAGAATTCGCCGCCGCCCTCCGCGAGAACAGCGGCAAGTGGGCGCTCTGGCCTCGCACGTTCAAGAACAAGGCAACCGCGAACTCCACCGTCGGGAACATCCGCCGCGGCAACATGGTCAACCTTCCACCGGACCAATTCGAGGCCCGGACGATCAATGGAGCTGTGTACGTCCGCCACATCGGCGGTGTGGCATGAGCACTCCCGCCGTCGACAAACTCACACGTGCCATCGAAGAACTCATACGCGACATCGTGCGTGAGGAATTGTCTTCCATCCCCAGTGTGACCACCTCACCCCCGCCGGCCGCGGCCAAGCGATCGGAGCTCGCCACGCCGCAGGAGGTCGCCGAATTCCGGCGTACCACCGTCGCCTGCCTCGCCCAGGAGCGATACAAGGGAACGGGGCCGAGATTTCTGAAGCTCGGCAAGCGGGTGTTCTACGACTGGGCTGAGGTCTACGCCTGGATCGATGCGAACGCTATGACTCGCACCGACGACCCGCAGGGCGGTCAATCATGAGCATCAGCCTCCCCAGCCGCGAGCCGCGCGTCACCGAGTCCGACGTTCGCAGGATCGTCCGAGAGATCGTCCGCTCTGAGGTGGACATTCGGATCGAGACTCTCGAGAACCTCGTCGAGCCTGCTCCCGAGCCGGTCATTCCCGGCCTGATCAAGTTCGCCGTCGACGCCTTCGAGGTCGGTTCGCTCGTCGTCAACGCCGGCGCGGCGTTCGCGATCGAGTTCATGAAGAGGTCGATCCGATGACGCCGCCGTATGAGGGTGACCTCGACGCGGTGCTCGAGAACGTCCCGCACGCCGAGCGCCCGCGGGCCCTGGTCGACCACTACGACGCCATCGCCGAGCGCCTCATCGTCGAGGCCAAGCGCGGCGTCATCACGAAGGCCGAGCTGATCGAACGGCTCGACCGCCTCTAAGCCCCAGCGGCGGCGGGTGTTCTGAATCACCGAAGGAGTTCGGGGACCCCGCGTCAGATACGCGAAAGACTCCCCGCCGCCGCTGGCCACCACGAACGGACATGGCATGGAACACCCCGCGCACAAGCTTGCCGGCGACAAGCGCACCCTGCTCGTCGCCCTCGGTCTCAAGCCGAACATCTACGGCGACACCGTGCGGCACCCGGAGGCCGCCGAGCGGCGCCGGAAGAACAAGGCCGCCCGCAAAGCGCGCCGCACCAACCGCAAGCACTGACACCACTCCGACGATTTTCAGGAGATCCGCATGACGAACCCTGACACCATCTACGCCCAACTCGGCAACCTGCAGCTCGAAGCGGTCGGCGAGGACGAACTCGACGAGCACTACCGCACGACACCGATCTACGCCGCCATGGTCGACGGCCAGCTCCTTACCGAGGAAGACGAGCGCCCCGACTTCGCCCGCATCGAGGCCCGACTGGCCGCCGCCGCCGATTTCGTCGCCACGTTCACTGCTGACGACGAGGAGCCTGAAGACGAGACCGGCGAGGACGTCGTCGAAGTCCAGCGAAACTGGCTCGTCATCTGGACGACTCTGCTCACCCTCGGCGCCGCACTGGGCGTCATCGGCTACCTCGAGCTGGTGAACGCATCGTGAGCTGGTCTGAAATCGCAAAAGCGCTCGCCCTGCTCCTGGGCGTGTCCCTGACCGTCGTCCTGTTCATCGCTGCGCTGACGTGGGTGATGCCGGCATGAGCGGCGACGACGAACTGACCGCCGAGAACGTCGCGATGATGGCAGCCGAGCGGCTGCAGCAGGTCGACGGCTTCGGGCCGTGGGGGCAGGCCACCTACGAGGACGTCGGAAGCGCACAGTACCGCGGCCAGGCCGCGGCGTACATCGCGGTCCGGACGCCCAATGGCGGCGACATCACGCAGCTCTACCTCACCGCCGAGCCGGTGCCGACCGAGTATGCCGTGCCCGAGTTCGACTGGGGCGCACGGGCCGACGAAGCGCGCGACGCTGCGATCGACCGCGAGAACGGAGTCACGCCATGACGCAGGTTGAATCCGACGCCCAACTCGGCAGCATCCCCGAGACGACGCCGGCGATGCGACGGGCCGCAGCGCTCACCGTGGTGAGCCACGCCACCGACAAGGACGACGCCCGGCAGCTGCTCGCGATGCTCGGGCTGGACGGGGGCGAGTCATGAGCGCCGCATCTCGTCTCACGGAGAAGCTCGCCCTCGAGATCGCCACAGCCCCGCCCGCGAACTTCCATGAGGACGACTACAACGCCGGATTCATTGCAGGTCTCGAGCAGGCGAAGGCGCTCGTGTGCTGGATTCTGCACGGCTGCGACACCAGTTGCTGCGACTTCATGCACCCCGAGACAGAGGGCGGCGAGTCATGACGCTCGAAGAGGCCATCGAGAACCCCGGCGTGCCTGTGCTCTACACGCACCCGTCCACCGGCCGCCAGGAGGAAGGCGTGCTCTGCCGCGTCGCCGAAAGACGGCTCGTCTACGTCTATTACGGCGAAACGCTCATCGCCACGCACCCGGCCAACCTCGAATTCGACAGGAACAGACGATGAGCGTCGCCTTCGACCTGCGCATGACCGCGAAGAACGTCCCGCTCGAGGCCGTCGACGCCATCGTCCGGGCCCTGCGCGAGACCGACGTCGACTACGCACTGACCAGCGTCCGATCGGGCGACCAAGAGGGGCACCTGTGACTGACCAATCCGCAGCACTCGAGTCCATCACCCGCGCCATCGGATGGAAGCCCGACGAGCGTCCACCGTGGCCCAACCTGATCGTCAAGCAACTCGAAGCCGATGGCTTCACAATCGTTGCCGCATCGAGCGTCCCTGCCGAGCACATCGACGGGCATAACAAGCTCAGCATCACCCGCGAGAACGGCCGGGTGCGCATCGACTGCTGGCAGCTCGACTCGAGTGACCAGTGGCAGCACGTCTACGGCGGACTGCACCCCATCGAGGTAGTGACGGGGGTGGCGCAGTGATCACGCCCACCAGCACCGGCCCGACCCTGACCGAGCTCCCAGACCTCCAGCAGGGCACGGACGAGTGGCTCGAACAGCGCCGGGGGATTGTGACGGCATCGGTCGTCGGCAACCTCATCACCACCCGCTCACTCAAGGCACTCGAGTACGACTGCCCTGAGTGCGGTGCGCCGGCCAACGATCCGTGTCGCGGCAAACGCAATCCCGGCCCGATCAAGACCATGCACCCGGAGCGCACCGCCGCTGCGGCAGAGGGTCGCAGCTCGATCGTTTTCGAGGTAGCCACGGGCGACACGGCCCGCAGCGTCACAACCCTTCTCGTGGCCGAGCGTATCACCGGCTGGACCGACCCGACCTACATCAGCGACGACATGCTGCGCGGCATCGAAGACGAACCGCGGGCGCGTGACAAATACGCCGAACACTTCGCACCCGTCACCGAAACCGGATTCATGATCCGCGAAGACCGCGGGGTCAAGATCGGCTACTCGCCAGACGGACTGGTCGGCGACGACGGACTGATTGAGATCAAGTCCCGCAGGCAGAAGAAGCAGGTCGAAACCGTCATCTCTGGTCACCCGCCGGCAGAGAACATGGCGCAGATGCAGTGTGGCCTGCTGGTTTCCGGCCGTGAGTGGTGCGACTACATCAGCTACTCCGGCGGTATGCACCTGTGGGTTCGCCGCGTCTACCCGGATCAGCGCTGGTTCGACGCCATTACAGCCGCCGTCGAAGCCTTCGAGCAGAACGCTGCCGAGATGATCCGCGTCTACGAAGAGTCGGTCGTCGGATTCCCCCTTACTGAACGAATCGTTGAAACGGAAATGGTGATCTGACTATGAATCTCACAGACTCGATAGCGCCAAAGTCTGACCAACTCAATGCGGAAGATCTCCTCGCTGGCCCTCGCACGGTCACGGTCGAGCAGGTCACGCAAGGTTCAGCTGAGCAACCTGTGAACATCCACCTCGTCGAGTTTCCCGGCCGACCGTTCCGTCCGAGCAAGACCGTGCGGCGCATCCTCGTCGCAGCATGGGGTGCAGAGGCTTCCGCATATACCGGCAGACGGATGTCGCTGTACCGCGATCCTGCCGTACGGTTCGGCGGCCAAGATGTCGGCGGGATACGCGTCAGCCACATGTCGCATATCAGCAAGCGCATCACCCTGGCGCTCACCGTCACGCGAGGCAAACGCGCACCGTACGTTGTGGACCCGCTGCCTGATGCACAGCCGGAGACCGTGACCCCCAGCGAACTGAAAGCGCTCACCGCCGCACTGAAGGCGGCCGACATCACCGACGTCGCCGAGATCAAAGCATTCCTGTCGGGCCGCCTCGGACGCGACCTGGGAACCATGAAGGAACTCACCAGCCTCGAGGTCGCAGCAGTGATCGACTTCATCGCGAACGGTGAGCCCGCATGATCACCGTCCTGTGCTGCCGGGGCATCGGCGAGGCTCTCGACGTCAACATGCTCACCAACACGACGCGGCACCTCGACCTTGCGCGGTTCGTCGTCAAGCAGGTGCCGTGGCGAGCCCAGTACGGCCCTGTGCCGTCACTGCTCGGAGAGTCGTTCGACAAGGCGACCGCCGAAGGCCGCAAGCTGCTGCTTGAGATGATCGCCGACGACCCGAATCCCGTTGTCCTGCTCGGCTACTCGGGCGGAGCAGCCGTGGCCGGTGACGTCGCCACCGAGATCGCGAAGGGCCTGCACCGCGACCTCGACATCCGCGCAGTCGGCCTGGTCGCCGACCCGTTCCGGTCGCCGCTCAACTCGGTCAACGAAGGCGCGTCGGGCTGGGGCATCGCCGGCCAGCGCGCCATCAGCGGCAGGTTCCCGCTCTGGCAGCTCGCTGACCCGCGCGACGCTATCCCGAACTGCCCGGCCAACTCGCCGCTCCGCACATTCGCCGACGAGTCTGCAGCGTTCTCGCTCATTGATCCGGCGGCGTGGACGATCGACCTCTTTGAGCGAATCTGGGGTCACCGCAGGCAGAACGTGAGCCCGAACTTGGACGACTATTCGGCGGCAATCTTCGACGTCGAGGGCTATCTCTGGTGCGGCGATCACGTCAGCTATCACTTGCGTAGCTACCCCGGCACTGATCGCTCCTATTGCGAGTGGCTCGCCGACCGAATCAATGAGGTGCAGGAATGAATGCCACCCATTCAAACGAGCGCTGGGTGTCTATCGTCGGCCACCCTGGTTATGAAGTCAGCAACCATGGCGAGGTCCGCAGCCTCGACCGCATCATCGACTACAAGGATGGGCGCCAGGGCGCGTACCCCGGCCGTCTACTGAAGCCTTGGGTGAGCAACGGCGTGGGGCATTTAAGAGTTTCGCTCGGCGGCCAGCGCGAATACGTCCACCGACTCGTAGCCCAGGCGTTCATCGGACCCCAGATTGACGGCTACTACGTCTGCCATAACGACGGCAATGCCGCGAATAACCACGTCGACAATCTTCGCTACGACTCTCCATCCGAGAACATTCGGGACACGCGACGTCATGGAACCAATTGGGCCGCCAACAAAACCCGCTGCCCGCAGGGGCATGAGCTGACCGAGCCGAACATAGTGCCGTCGTGGGCGAAGCGTGGAATGCGCAAATGCCGGGCATGTGCCCGCGCACGCTCGAATCGCAGCCATAACCCGAGCTTGGACATGCAGGCGGAATCCGACTATCAGTACCGCCGCCTTATGGGCGCGTCGACCAACGAAATCAGGGAGTGACCGTGCCTGTCCAATCCGAGAACGAGCGGCGCAACCCGTTCTGGCGCGACCGCGCCGAGTGCCGGACGTATGAGCCTGAGATTTTCTTCCCGCGCCCGAGCAGCGGCGTCGGTGCCGAGTATGACCCGAAGGTGAGGTTCGCACGGGACATCTGCGCGGCCTGCGATGTGCAGCGTGAGTGTGCCATCGAAGCACTAAATGGCGAATGGCGTCACGGCGTGTGGGCTGGCGTCTACCTCTCGCCGAGCACGGCTGCGGAGACGCGTGACGCTGCGCGGCAGAAGCTGCGCGGCATCGCGGGGGTGGCGTCATGATCGCCGCGCTCATCTTCGCCGGCGCCGGTGTCGCCTGCGTCGTGTCGTGGATCGGCCGCTGCATCTACCGCGACATCACAGGCGGCGCATGATGCCGAAACGCCCGCTCATGGTCGACCTCTATTGCTGCCAGGGTGGCGCGTCGATGGGCTACCACCGGGCCGGATTCGACATCGTCGGCGTCGACATCAACCCGCAGCCGCGCTACCCATTCAAGTTCATCCAGGCCGATGCTCTCGCGTTCCTCATGGAGTACGGGCACGAGTTCGCCGGCGCCCACGCTTCGCCGCCATGCCAGGCGAGGACGCCAGCGCAGAAGATCCAGGGGAATACACACCCGAACCTGATCGCTCCGACGCGGGGGCTGCTCAAGAGCTTGCGAATCCCATATGTCATCGAGAATGTCGTGCCCGAGAACGCCGCACTGGACCCCGACCCACTGGTAGACCCGGTCACGTTGTGCGGTGCGATGTTCGGATTGCGCACCTACAGGCACCGGCAGTTCGAATCGAACTTCCCCATCGATGTCCCTGAGCACCCCGAGCACCGCGCCCGGACGACGAAGATGGGCCGCCCGCCAGTCGACGGCGAGTTTATGCACGTCGTCGGGAACTTCAGCGGCGTCGATGAGGCGAAGGCTGCCATGGGCATCGACTGGATGACCCGCGACGGGCTTCGGGAGTCCATCCCGCCGGCGTATACCGAGCACATCGGGCGCCAGCTGATCGCACAACTGGGTGAGGTGGCGGCATGACCGAAACGCTCACCGGCCGCGTGCCCGTCGCGGCGGCCATCCTGCAGGCCACGAACCCGCACCAGCCGCCCGTGCGTTGCTGCCCGGTCTGCGGCGAGAAGACGCCGGCGGGCGTCGTCCGGCACATCGAATGTAGGGGCACACCATGAACACTCGCTGTCCGGTCTGCTACCGCCCGGTGGCGGCCATCGACACAACCCGGCGCGTTCTGCGTCACAACGACAAGGCGGGCGGCATGTGCCCGATGACCGGGCGTCACCTGCCGCTCGAGCAAACTGAAAGGAGGTCGGCTCAACAGTGAGAATTCGCAGCATCAAGCCCGACTTCTGGCGCTCGCAGGACATCAGTTCGCTCGAGTGGCATGAGCGGTTCCTCTTCATCGGCCTCTGGTCATACGTCGACGACAATGGCGTTGGGCTCGACAGGCTTTCGCTCATCGCTACCGACCTGTTCCCCGATGATGTGGAGCGAGACCCCAGTGAGATATTCGCGAGAGTCTCGCGAGGCTTGGAGCGTCTCGAAACAGCCGGTCGAATCGCTCGCTACACCATCGACGGCCGCCAGTTTCTCGCGATCGTTAACTGGGCTAAGCATCAGAAGATTGACCGACCCAACAAACCTCGCTACCCGCTCCCCACCAGCAAAAACGCAATGACGCGCGAGGGTCTCGCGAGTGTGTCGCGAGGGTTGCGCGAGTCCCCATCACCTGGAACAGGGGAACAGGGGAACAGGGGAACAGGGGAACAGGAAGAGAAAGCGCCGCCGCCGGCGGTCGCGGCCGAGCACCTGTTCGCCGAGCCTGAGCCCGAGGAAGACCGCGAGCCCGAGCCGAAGGCTGTCGTCGCCGTGAAGCCGAAGTCGCCCGAGCAGCTCGCAACCGAAGCGGCCTACGAGCGAGTCGGCAAGGCATTCAAGTTCGTCGCCGTCCTACAGATCGCGAAGTGGGCAATCCACGACCGAGGCATCGACCCCGTCACCGTCGAGAACGCCATCGTCTCCGTCTACGAGATGGGCAAGCCGATCACCCGCCAGACCATCGGCCAGTACCTCGACGGCCACATCAACCGCGACGGCCGATCAACCAAGGCTGCAACGGGTGGCCTCACCCCACGGGAGCTGAACATTGCCCAGGCCGAACGATTCAAGTCCAACCCCAATATGGAGCTTCTGCGTGCTGCAGGACTCGAGCCCGCAAACAGCATGCGAGCACTCCCAGGAGGCCAGTGATGATGAGCGAAGATCAGGTCGTCGAGTTGGTGCAGATCATCGCGACGTACGACTCGCGGAAGATCGATGGAGTCACCCTCGGTGCGTGGCGGGAAGCGTCCCTTCGTGCCCAGTGGGATTTCCGTGCGGCATGTAACGCCGTGCACGAGCACTACGCACACGTGACTCAGTGGCTGATGCCGGGGCACGTGACGGAACTGATCCGCGCAACCAGGCGTCAGCCCGCTCCGGTAGCGGAGGTGCTGGGACTGCCCGCGGGCCCGCCGGCGTCTGCGGAGCGGCGAGCGGAACTCATGGCGGCCATTCGTAAGATCGCTGATTCCAAGGCGGTAGAGGCATGACCACCCCGTCACACCAGACCGACCCTGTTCGGCCGTCAGCGGCAAGCTCAGCCGCGGGAAGCGGCACCTACACGATCATGCTGCCCTGGCAGAAGCCGCTGATGTCGATGAACGACCGCAAGCACTGGAGTCAGCGCGCTCGTCTCACTCGTCAGATGCGCGAAACCACGCGACTGCTCGCCCGCGGCCTGCCGACCGAACTCGCGCACATCGAGATCTGCCTGCACTACCGGCCACGGGACAACCGCCGGCGCGACACCGACAACCTGATGCCCGTTCTCAAGGCCTGTGCAGACGGCATCGTCGACGCCCGAGTAGTTCCCGACGACACCCCGCAGTACATGACCAAGCGAATGCCCGTCATTCATCCAGCCGAGAAGGGCCAGCCCGGCTCGCTCTGGCTCACCATCACAATCCAGGAGATCCCCGCATGAAGACTGAAACCCAGTTCGTCTCGCCGAAGGTCGAAGAACTCGCCCGCGAACTCGAGCAGTACCTCGAAACCGGGCGTCACCTGCTCGTCATCGGCGAAGGCGACTGCGAGGCAATCGCGATGTGCTCGTGCGGGCACGCGATCGGCAACTACGGGCCAGACTCCTCGGCTGACGGCATCGTCGAGGCTTGGCAGCGTCACTCGATGGGACTGCCCCGATGAGCGGCTACGAATTCCGGTACAACGCTGCCCCGCAGCTCTCGGTCGTGTACGCCTGCACCGGCGAGCTGTGCGACTCCGACTCGCTGGAGTTCGACGACGCGGGTATCACCTGCGGCACGTGCGGCACCAACTGGTCACCGGATGACCTGTCCGACGGCACCACCGGCGAGCTGTTCGCGGACTGGTCCGGCGACGACGAGGCGGTCGCAGGGCTGCCCGTGCGGGACTGGGAGACCGGCTACCACATCGAACCGCCGATGACCGAGAAGGAGCGGGCCTACTACACCGCCGCACGGGATTCGCAAGGCGGCGTGCGGCTGAACTCCGGCATGGGCTTGCTCGTGGCCGATGCGTCGAACACGCATTTCGACGTCGGGGTCTGGCTCCGTCGCGCCCAGGCCGACGTCGCCGGCCGCATGGAGCGCGGCGAGGACGACCCGTTCCGGTGGGTTCGCCAGTACCGGGCTGCATACGAACTGATGAATCTGGAGGCTGCGGCATGAGCAGTGTGGGATACGCAAAGAGCGCCTGGGTTGCGGCCGACGATCGTGTCGGTCTCCGGCGTGAGCTGCGGGCGCGGTATGAGGCCGGTGCGAGCATTCGCACCCTCGCCCGAGAGACGGGCCGATCGTACGGATTCGTGTGGAACTTGCTCACGGAGTCGGGTGTCACGTTCCGGCCTCGTGGCGGCTGGCACGGCAAGTCATGAACCACGACCGGACCACCTGCACATGCGCCCAGTGCGACCCCGAATGGAACCGAGACAAGGAACGTCACCCATGAGCACCGAACCGTTCGACCTCGACGCCGCACAGGCCCTCGCCGACGCAGCAACACCCGGCCCGTGGGCCACGGACGGCGACTACGACCGAGCCGAGGTCTCCCAGACGGTCGAGCCCTTCGCAACCATCGTCGGCACCGAGACCACTGGACCCACCTACCTGAGCTATGAGCAGCTCGTGCTCACCGCGGCCGACTCAGCGTTCATAGCCCAGGCGCGGACCCTCGTCCCGGCACTGATCGCCGAGGTGCAGGAGCTGCGTGAGCTGCAGTCGCAGAGAACGAACCTCGTCGAGGAAACGTCAGGCCTCGTGAAGACCGCGGCCCGGCTGACCGCGGAATCCGAGTCGCTGGCGAACCGCTGCCATGACGTCGCCGACGAAAACGAGCGGCTGACGGCCGATGTTGCCAACTGGAAACGGCGGACTGAAGAGACTCGGGAACTCCTGGCCAAGGGCGGGCACATCTGGGAAGCAACCATCCGCGACAGGGACGAGCAGAAGGCGCGCGCCGAGAAGTTCGACGTCATCATCGCCGGTGCGCGAATGGTGGCCGAACGCGCGCAGGCCAAGGGCTACCAGCTCGACGCGGACTACATCCTCGGAATCCTCGAAGGCGGCGAGTGATGGCTGACACCTGGGACCGGATCGAAGACGTGCCCGAAGGAGTGACGGTGACGGACCGAGACGGGGACTACTGGCGGTCGAGTGACGCCAGGACCCAACAGGGGAGGGAATACCTCAACAGGTACGCACCGTTCGCGAGGGTCGAGTGGTGAGCGCCGAACCGATCGACCAGCGCGCGCAGTTCCGTGAGAGCTACCGGGAACGAATGCTCGCGGCCGAGGCGAAGCTCGCGAAGGTGCGGTCCGTACTGCCCCGCGGCGAGGTCGTCCTCGGCGGCCAGGCGACCGCAGAAGACGCCGCATACCTTCACGGCCAGCGATCCGTCTGGCGGCAGCTCCGAGACGCACTGAAGGACGGCGAGTCATGAGCATCTGGAAGCGACTGCGCGATCGGATCGGCGCGGCCCTTGACCGCCGGCTCGTGCGGCAGTGGGAGGCGCTCGAGAAGGAGCTGGAGGAGCGGCTGGCCGAGGACAGGCAGGCGCGGGAAGTGCTCATCGACGCGGCACTCGCCGGCCAGCGACTTCGGGCGCGCGAGCAGGCGGCGGAAAAGCGCTGGAGTCATCCGACGGCCAGGCCGATTGACGACGTCATGGACGCAATCGCGAGAATCGAACGTGAAAGGGGCAGGCAATGAGATACATCCCTGCGCGCATCTTCGCAAGAGAGCTGGGTGTCGACGCATCCCTTGTCGAGGGATTAATCAAGAGCAGGAAGATCAAAGGGAAGATTGAGGCAGACAGGCGGAATCCCGAAAAGATCATCTACCTTGCCGAGCACTCCGAGCTGCCACGTTTCCGCATTCTAATGAAGGGGGTCGGCAAATGAATCCGAACATTTCCGAGCACGTCGCCCGCGTCGTCGCGGAGGCCCCGCCGCTGACCCACGAACGGCGCGAGCGCATCACAGCATTACTCAGGGGAAGCGATCCGGCATCCCTGTCGTCGATGTGGAGCGACGAAGCACTGGCCCAAGAGCGTGAGGAGGAGCGTCGCCGCCAGGACGCGCTCGACGAGGCAAAGAAGCTCTGCAGGGAACTTATGGCGTGCGACATGTGCAACCGCCCACCCGAGGCGCATAACGCGTGGGATCACAAATGGCAGCCCGGTCGCGCCGCTCGAATCATGCAGGACCGGCAAGGGTGAGCGGCAACCCGTGCGTCATCTGCCAACGCTCGACCGACGCCTTCCTCTGCTGGGAGTGCTCGAAGCGGCTACGCAAGACGCTGGAATCGGTGCCATGGCTCGACGAGAACCTCGAGGTCACGGTGTCGCGGCAGGACCAACTCGGCAAGGTCGACACCGTCAAGGCGAAGGCCAGCGAGACGCCGCTCGTGTTCAACGACGGCGCCAGCGAGTTCCGGCGGGGCCTGCGCGACACGGTCACCCGGTGGGTGCGCGACCTGTGCGAGTCCCGTGGCGTGCAGTTCAAGCACATCGACTGTGACTGCACGCACCCCGAGCGCTTCGTCGGGCCGCTGCGGCCAGGCGAGCGGCGTGAGCGCTGCCACCTCCGGCCGATCACGACCAGCGACCTGTCGCGCTGGCTGGCACACAACGTCGTGGCGATCATGCACAGCGAGGACGCGCAGCTCTGCTACGGGGAGATCACGCTGCACGTCGAGAAGGCCGTCGAGTGGATCAACCGCCCCGAGCCGCCCGTCTACCGCGGCCCGTGCCCGACCGTGATCGGCGAGGACCGGGGCCGGCCGATCTACTGCGCAACCGACCTGTACGCAGAGAAGGGCAGCGCGTTCGCGAAGTGCCCGCGGTGCAAGTCCAGCCATGACGTGTACGAGATCGAGCAGAGCTTGCTCGACCACATGGACGATATTCTCATGTCGGCTGCCGAGATCCTGCGTGTGACAAGGGAACTCGGCGTGCCGATCCCGCGCAATCGGTTCTATGGATGGCGCAAGGACGGCAAGATCCAGCCGCGGGCATACCGACGGCGCGATGGGCGCATCACCGACCGCCAGGGCGACGAGGACGATTCGCCGCTGTTCCGGCTCGGCGATGCGCGACGACTACGAGATACTGACCGAATGGAGGAGAAGAGCGCATGAGTGAGATTGTGGAGTTTCTGAAGGCCAGGCTCGGAGCGGATGAGGCTGGGGCTTTCGGGCTTGCAGCAGAGTGTTCAGGGTGGGAGGTTCGTGACACCGAGCGAGTGAAGCGCCGCCGAATTACTGACGACGTCCCCATTCATCAGCGCGGCCGTGGGTCGGGTCCGATTGCTGCGGCAAGCGATTTGCGAACCGCTGAGCACATCGCCCGTCATGATCCCGTCCGCGTGCTGCGTGAAGTCGAGGCGAAGCGGCGAATCGTGCACGAGTACGAAGTCGAGGTCGACCGCGGGCCCGCTGGATCGCGACTGGAATTCGAGGCGCGACATGGAGGCATCTTGGACGCCTACCGCGCATCCCTGCGCATCCTCGCGTCGGCCTACGCCGATCACCCCGACTACCGGCAGGAGTGGGCACTGTGAGCGAAGCGTCGCGGGTCGATGTCGTGCGGTTCGTGCTGGACCGCCTCGACGAGGACGACCTGACTGCACGTGAGGTACTGATGTCGCCCGAGATGGTCGCGGGCATCCCGAGGTCGTATGCAGCGGCGCCGATGGCGATCCATATCGCCCGACATCACCCCGAGCGAGTGATGCTCGAGGTCGAAGCGAAGCGGGCGTTGATCGGCGAACGGGGCGAGGGTGTGTGCGACTGCGCCGAGTACGGCCCCGCGACCTGGTACAAGGACCGCACGATCGAGTTGGTGCATCACGACGACTGCCCGGCCGTGACAGTGGCGGCCAGCTTCGCGCGGGTGTGGTCCGATCACCCCGACTATCAGTTGAGGTGGTCGCAGTGAGTCTCGCGCGCATGATCGCCGCTGCCGTGAAACGCAAGATCAAGCACGGCAGCGGCGACACCGCGGCACCACTCGCACCCGGCGAGCACGTCCGCCGACAGCTCGAATGCCCACACCACGGATGCGGCTGGGCCCTCGCCGTCGAATGGTGGCAAGGCACCGAAATGACACGGATGCGCGGCACCGGCGACACCGAACGACTCTGCCAGGAACACCTCGAAACGCACCTCGACCCGAGCCTTCGGAAGTCTCTGGGGTGAAGCGCCCACAATCTGCCGAATGGGCATGACGTTCGCCCGACACGCCGACTGATTCGCCCAATTGCGCGAATCGCTCTGACCTGCGTAAACTAGCCGCCAGAGGGAACGACGTGCTGCCGAAAAACATTCGCTGACCAGTACGTTCACCCGATCCCATTCTTGCCGCAGCACGTGTAACCAGCTCTCGCGGAATCTTCCTGGCAAGCGGCCACGTCGGCTCCGGCCGATCCCCATGATGCTCGCCCCATTCACGAGCTAGGCGACCGCTGCGCGCTGCGGCAACCAAACGTCGGACCCCGGTCACACACACCTACGCCCGAGCGGCATGGGCCGAGGGTCCGTCAATTCTTCCCGAGCGAAGGGGCGGCGATGTTCGAGCTGGAAAGCATGACACGCTGGCAGCTCATCCGCTGGGCCATCTCCGGGCTCGTCCGAATGCGAAACCCGTTCTTTCGCTGAGGAGGTGAACCGAATGCTCACAATCCTCGCCGACGTCTTCAAGCTCATCCTCGACGCTCTGCCGATCGTCCTGCCGCTGCTCGCCAGCGCATCCTGACATACCCCGCAGAACACCCCAGTCGATCCGGCTGGGGTGTTCTCGTATGCGAGGAGGTGGCCGTGCCCGCACCCGCCGCCGTACGCCTGGCGCAAGTCGACATCTGGCTCAACATGGCACGCGCAGGGCTCGACCTCCGCGGCTACCGCATCAAGCCAGGCAAGGCCCTCGACGAGTACGTCGACTCGCTTCTCGAAATCCGGCACGACATCCAAACCGAGATTGGGAATCCGTGAACACGCAGCAGCTCCCCACGATCACACCGACCGTCGACCCGAGCGAACGCGAGCTGGCCATCGTCGCCTGGCTCATGAACGCCACCGTCTACCGCGACGGCGAACCGATGATCGAAAACCACAAGCTCGTCGGCAACGAAGTGATGTCGCAGAAGTACGCCGCCATCATGGAGAAGCATTTCGTCGAGAACGGCACTGCCGTAGACGATCTCCGTGAGTGGATGCTCGACTACCAGCGCGGCGCGCTCCTCGTGCGCACCAATCCGGTGTTCGCCCCGTTCATCGCACGGAGCCTCCATGACCACCTGGCCACGGCCGGTGTCCTGTGAGCCTCAAGGATCTGGCCGAGCTGCCCAGCACCACCGCGAAGCGGATGCCACGCGATCAGCGCCTGACCATCCTGCGGATGTTCGCCGCGAAGCTCGGACTCGACACACACGTACTCCAGAAGGTCGACGGCTCGACCGTCATCACGATTGCAGCGGAGGGCAAGTAATGGCGCATCGTCTAGGCAAGGCTCCGGCGAGACCGAACAGCGTGCAGCTCGCACTCTCGACGTACCTGCCGAAGCTGCCCGAGCCGCCGCACACCTTCGGACACGAGAAGTTGGTCTCGAGCTATCCCATGCTCGCCAATGACCGGATCGGTTGTTGCGTTATTGCGGGTGGGCTACACGAGACCCAGCTCTGGGCAGCTGAGGGCGGCAAGACGGTCGCCGTCGACGACCAGGCCGCCATCGCGAACTACTCGGCGATCACCGGATACAACCCGGAAGACCCGAGCACCGACCAGGGCACCGACATGGAGGCCGCGGCCAAGTACCGCCGCAAGGTCGGCCTACTCGACGCACACGGGAAGCGCCACAAGATCGGCGCATACCTCGCACTCAACCCCGGCGACATCCACCAGCTCTACACCGCAATGTGGATCTTCGGCGCCGTGGGCATCGGAATCGAGTTCCCGAGCAGCGCCATGGACCAGTTCAACGCCGGCCATGTGTGGGACGTCGTACCGGGCGCCAGCATCGAAGGCGGGCACTATGTGAGTGCCGTTGCGCGCCGAGGCTTCATCGAGGTCATCACCTGGGGTCAAACCGTGAAGGTCACGCCGCGGTTCTTCCAGAAGTACTGCGATGAAGCCATCGTGTACCTGTCGCCCGAAATGCTCACCCACGGAAAGACGCCCGAGGGATTCGACCTGACGGCGCTGCAGAACGATCTCACACAGTTGGGGAAGTCATGAGTCAGCAGCCGTCCGTCGGACGCATCGTCCACTACCAGAGCTACGGCACCCCGGGCGGCGAGTACCTGCCCGAGCCTCGCGCCGCCATTATCACCGCTGCCAGCCCGCGCACCGGCATGTTCGTCTCGCTCGCGGTACTGAACCCGACCGGCGTCCACTTCAACCACGGCCCGGACGACGACGGCGTGCCGTTCGCCGAGGAGCCGACGCCCGGTCACTGGAACTGGCCGCCCCGAGTCTGAGAAGCCCATCCAGCCCAGATAGCTCAGTGGTAGAGCACCTCGGTTATCCACCCGGGGAGGTCGGCGGTTCGACTCCGCGTCAGGGCACACTCACCGAGAAGGAGAACACCATGACCGGAATCGTTGACGAGATCGTAGAGATCCACACAGTCATCGCCAAGGACTACCTGCCCAGGCTCAAGGCCGCCATTGCCGAGGTAGAGCAGGGTAGCTATGACGCCCTGGCTGTAGCCAAGGATGTAGTGCGCACCATCGAGGCCACTGTGAACGGCACCGTCACCAACGCCTCACCCGCAGCCCAGGTGCAGGCACAGGCGCCCGTGCTCACTGCCAGCGTGCAGGAGCTGGCCGCACAGCAGCCCGAGGCAGTGGAGCCCGAGCCTGTCGATGAGGCACAGGCCGAGGCAGAGGCGGAGCAGGGCAAGCCCGCAGAAGTCACCCAGGCGGATCTACTCGAGTCCGCTGCCGCTGGCGTGCGGGCTCGTCGCACCAAGTAGCTCATGACCACCCGATCCGCCGCTGCGCGCAAGACGACGACGCAGCGCGGGCTCGGGTGGCAGCACGTACAGCAGCTGAACAGGCTCAAGCGCAAGCATGTTGACGGCACGCCGTGCTGGTGGTGCGAATTGCCCATGTATCGCGATCCCGAGCGCAACTTCGACGGCCGAGTACTGGAGGGCGATCACAGTATCGCCAGGGCGCATGGCGGCACCGCAACCGATCGACTTCTCCACGGAAAGTGCAATGGATCACGTGGAGATGGAAGCCGAGATCATCTGCGGCCAGCCGTAACCGGCCAGCAGCTTCTCGAAGTAAACGCTGACAGGGCGCGTTGGTGCGTCCTGCAGTGGTGAATCAACCCCAATAGGAAACCCTCGCGACTGCGCTAACAGTCCGAGGGCGTGACCGACTTTCAAGGAGTCGATATGGACATGATAGCTGTCTGCCCGAAGTGTGGAGAAGCGAAGCCGGTAGACGAGTTCTATGCAGATAAGGGTCGACCTAGCGGCAGGGCCTACGCCTGCAAGGTCTGCCATATCGCGGCAGCGACATCCCGGTATCACCGCAAGAATCCGGATGCGCAATACAGCGGACCGAAACGGGTGAGAGTACCCAAGCCACATAGGGAGCCCACTCCACTCGAGAGGGTATGTATCGGGTGTTCGACAACGTTCGCAGTGAAAGACCCCCGCCAAATGCACTGCACCTCAGAGTGTCGGCGCACCGTTCGTGGGACCTGTGCAGACTGCGGTATTGAGTTCACGAAGAAGCGCGGTTCCGAGACTGAGTACACCAGATGTCGAGCCTGCGCCCAGGTGGTGTCACATCGCAAGCGTATTGCGATGCTGACTGAGCGTGGTGACATTGGGGGCCCGAGGCAGCCCACCCTCACGCTGACCATCGCCTGTGAGCAATGCGGTGCTGACATCGTCACCTACGACAAGGCGCGCCGCTGGTGCTCGGCTGAGTGCAAGTACGACGCACAGGTGATCAGGGTAGGGCGCCCCATCGAGCGCGGTGAGCGGCACTGCATCGACTGCGATGCTGACATCAGTCACGTGTGGGCTCGCCGCCGCTGCCGCGACTGTGACGTGAAGCGGATGAAGGACCAAGCGCGAGCGAGTGGCGACAAGGGCCGCGCACGCTACTACGGAGTGCCGTATGAGTACGTCAGTCGCCGCAAGGTCTACGACCGCGATGGATGGCAGTGCGGCATCTGCTCGGAGCTGATCGATCGCACGCTGGCCTATCCGGACCCGAGAAGCGCAAGCCTCGACCACGTGATCCCAATCTCGCTCGGCGGTCCACACACTGCAGCCAACTGCCAGGCGGCTCACCTGTCGTGCAACGTCGGTAAGTCGAATCGAGTGGGTGACGAGCTCGACGTAGAGAGTGCCGGCAGGGCTTAAGCCGGTGAGTGTGACGTGAATTCACATAAAAGCCGGATGCCCCCGGGGTCAATGACCGCTCCCTAGTCAAGCTTTTTTTGTACGGGGCCCAAAACGCTACGTGCAAGGGGGTCTGACCTGCATGAATGAGGTTGAGGAGCTATGCACGGCGGGCCGCCGACTCTACGACTCGCTGCACGACGAGGCCGAGCCGTACTCGCTGACCGTCATGATCCTCGAATCGGCCCGCATCAAGGACCGGCTCGACCTGCTTCACCGAGTCGTTTCGGGCGACGAGGATCTGTGGTTCCGGCTCGCGCCAACCCGCGGAGACGGCGACGTTCTCGAGATCAAGATCGACTCGGGACTACAGGAAGCGCGCCAGCTGGCCGCCGTCCTCCGGCAGATGCTCTCGGAGATCAGGCGCCAGAAGGACGCGGCGACGGGCCCGGTTCTCGATGACCTCCTCGCTGATCTCTGAAGACTTCCCGCAACTGACCGGGCGGCAGCTGCCGCACCACGAATCGATACTCGAGGGCTCGGTCGAGCTTGGCGAGAAGTCGATCGAACTCGCACGCCGCGCCGGCACGAAGTCGATGCCCTGGCAGGTTCGTGCACAGCACGCCATCCTCAGTACCGCGCCGGACGGCACGTGGACCCACCCCGATTGCTGCCTGATCGTTCCGCGGCAGAACGGCAAGTCGGAAATCCTGATCCTGCGTTGCCTGTTCGGGCTGTTCAAGCTCGGCGAGCGCATCGTGTACACGGCGCAGCGCTGGCGGACAGCGGAGGACGCCTACAAGCGGCTGCTCGAGATCATCGAGTCTCGGCCGTCGCTCAAGAACCGTGTCGTCAAGAAGACGTGCTCGCAGGGCCAGGCTGTCATCAAGCTCGCGTCGGGCGCCGAGATCACGTTCTGCACCCGGTCGAACGACTCTGGCCGTGGCCTGACGGTTATCGACCTGATCATCTACGACGAGGCGTACAACCTCACCGACGGCGAGATCGCGGCACTGTCGTTCACTCAGATGGCGTCGCTGAATCCGCAGACCATCTACGCATCGTCGGCGGTCAACCAGGAGCAGCACGCCAACGGTCATGTTCTGGCCGGTATCCGCCGCCTGGGCCTCGCCAAGGGTGAGGGTCTGTACTTCGCCGAATACATGGCGCCGGAGGAGATGCCGCGCGCCGACGAGGCGACGTGGCAGTACGCAAACCCGTCCTACGGCGTCGTCCAGACGGCCGCCAAGGTCCGCAAGATCATGCGCGGCATGAACACCTCGGCGGGCCGCAAGAGCTTCGACGTCGAGGCGCTCGGCCGCGGCGACTGGCCGAAGGACGAAGACGACGTCGAGGGCGTGATTCCCGCGGGGGTGTGGAAGACGATGGAGAATTCGGCTCCCACTCTGCGCGGCCCGATCGCGCTGGCGTTGGACATGACACCCGACCGCAAGTGGTTGTCGATCGCCGCGGCGCAGCGTACGGACGAGGACCGTATCCACGTCGAGGTCGGCTACCACTCGGCGCCGACGCCGCAGACCGTCGCGATCATCGCGAAGCTGATCGCCCGCTGGGACCCGTGCGCACTGATCATCGACCGGCAGTCGCCGGCCATGTCGCTCGTGCCCGACCTGCTCAACGCCGACATCGAGGCCGAGACGACGACCGCGACGCAAATGGTGCAGGCCTGCGGCGGCTTCTACGACGACGCCATCGCCCAACTACTCGACCACACAGGCGACCCACTCCTCGAGGAAGCGCTCGCCGGTGCCACACAGCGCGAACTGCCCGGCGGCGGCTGGGCCTGGAAGCGCACCGGCCCGACACCGATTGCCCCACTCGTCGCCGTATCGCTCGCGCACTACGGACTCGTCACCTACGGCACCCGCGTGGTCGTCACGCAGAAGCTCGCCTACATCAAGACCGCCCCCGCTGCCCGAAACGTCAGCACGGGCGACCTCGCAACCGCTGGATTCTGAGAAGGAGGTGACCCGAATGGCCAAGCCCACCGCACCTGTCAAGGCTGCCACCTCCGAAATCGGCTATGCCGTCGCCAACCCCGGCGATTTCTGGCTGATGGACTCCGAGACGACGCCCGAGCTGCGCTGGCCGCTGTCGTCGCGCGTCTACGAGATGATGCGCCGCCAGGATGCGCAGATTACGTCGATTTTGCGCGCGATCACGCTGCCCTGCCGCCGTGCACTGTCTGCCGCGTCGATCGACCCCACCGGGGCCCGCCCCGAGGTCGTGAAGATGGTCGCGGATGACCTGCGACTGCCGATCAAGGGCGACGAGACCGCGAATCCGGTCGCGACGCGCTCGAAGGGCCGCTTTTCGTGGTCCGATCACGTCCAGATGGCGTTGTTGTGCACGCAGTACGGCCACATGTTCTTCGAGCAGGTCTACCGGATCGACGAAAACGGCTACGCGCGGCTCGCGAAGCTGGCGCCGCGCATGCCCCGATCTATCGCGAACATCAAGGTTGCCCGCGACGGCGGCCTGGTATCGATCTCCCAGCACGCCATGGGCCTCGGATTCGCTGCCGGCGGCGGCATGGCGGGCGGTTTCGGCGGCATGGCCGAGATTCCAGTAAACCGACTGGTCGCGTACATCAATGACCGTGAGGGCGGCGACTGGATCGGCAACTCGGTGCTTCGCCCGGCGTACAAGAACTGGATTATCAAGGACAAGCTGCTCCGCGTCCAGGCGCAGACCATCGACCGCAATGGCATGGGCGTCCCCGTCTACCAGGCGGGCCCCGACGACACCGAGGAAGGCCTCGAGGCGGGCCGCCGCATGGCGACCGACTACCGCGCAGGCGATTCCTCCGGTGCGGCACTGCCGTTCGGCGCGAAACTGCGCCTTCTCGGCGTCGAAGGTGCCCTGCCCGACGCTGAACCTGCGATTCGGTACCACGACGAGCAGATGGCGCGCGCCGTGCTCGCCCACTTCCTGAACCTCGGCACGCAGACAGGCTCATGGGCGCTCGGCAGCACGTTCGCCGACTTTTTCGTGATGTCGCTGCAGACGCTCGCGCAGTCCATCGCCGATACCGCCAACCAGCACATCGTCGAGGACCTCGTCGACCTCAACTTCGGTGAGGACGAGCCCGCGCCGCGGATCGTGTTCGACGAGATCGGTTCGCGCCACGATGCGACGGCCGAGGCCATCGCCACGCTGGCAGGCGCCGGGCTGCTGGTGCCCGATCGCATCCTCGAGCAGACCGTGCGTACCCAGTTCGGGCTGCCACAGAAGGAAATCGGCTCACCCGACCCGGAGGCACCGCAGAAGACGCCGCCGCCACAGCCGAACGTCGCGCCGCCCGGCGACGACCCCGCAGACGAAGGAGCGGCCGAGTGAGCCGAGAAGAGCAGTCCCACAACCGCTCGGAGCGCTGGTATCGCATCCAGAACGCCGCCGACGGCACTGATGCGCCCGCCGAGGTGTTCATCTATGACACGATCGGCAGCTACTACGGTGTCACGGCCAGCGACTTCGTTCGCGACATCGCCGGAGTCGACAGCGACGCCATCACCGTGCGGATCAACAGCCCCGGCGGCGACGTCTTCGACGGCATCGCCATCATGAACGCGCTGCGCGGCCACAAGGCCACCATCACCACCGTGGTCGACGGCCTGGCGGCCAGCGCGGCCAGCTTCATCGCCATGGCGGGTGACGAAGTCGTGATGAACCGCAACAGCGAAATGATGATTCACGACGCCAGCGGATGGGCCTCGGGCAAGGCGAAGGACATGATCGCCATGGCCGCCAACCTCGAGCGCGCCAGCAACAACATCGCCAGCATCTACGCCGACAAGGCTGGCGGCACCGCCGAGGACTGGCGCGCCGCGATGACGGCCGAAACCTGGTACACGGCGCAGGAAGCCGTCGACGCCGGTCTCGCAGATCGTGTCGCAGCAAAGTCTGCTGACGACGGCGAAAAAGACGGCGCGAAGGCCTCATTTGACCTGTCGATCTTCAATTACGCCGGCCGCAGCGCGGCACCCGCGCCGACGACCGTCACTCAAACCCCCTCTGCCGAGCGTGCAGGGGTGTCACCCAACAGAGAGGACGACGACATGTCGACCCTTAACGAGGGGCTCCGTAAGGCGCTCGGTATCGACGATGCCGACCTTTCCGACGAGGCCCTGCTCGAAAAGATCAACGATGCGCTCAAGGAGCGCGACGAGGCACTCGAAGAGGCCACCAACCCGGCCAATGCGGCCCCGAAGCTCCCCGAGGGTGTCGTCGCCATCGACGCCGCGACCCTCGCCGAGCTGAAGAACGCCGCGAAGCTCGGAACGCAGGCCCGCGAGCAGCAGATCGTCGACCACCGTAACTCGGTGCTCGACGCGGCCGTTCGCGCCGGAAAGTTCCCGCCTGCCCGGCGTGAGCACTTCGAGAACCTGCACAAGGCCGACCCGGAAGGCGCCGAGCAGCTCATCGCGTCGCTCGCCGCTGGGACTGTGCCCGTCAATTCGGAGCTGGGCCACGCCGGCGAGCCCGAGGTCAACGCAGAACTCGATGCCGAGCTGTCGGACGTCTTCGCCCGCATCACCGGCTCTGCCTTCGGAAAGGACGCCTGATCATGGCTGAGTACGCACCCGTTTTCTTCCCCGCTGACCGGTTCTCGAGCACCTCGAGCGCGGCTGTCACCGCGGGCCAGCTGCTGTACGTCTCCGGCGACAACACCGTCGCGCCGACGACCGCCGCAACTGGCGCGTGGATCGGTGTCGCGGCCCGCGACGTGGCCAGCGGCGCCGGTGTCACCGTCTACACCGAGGGCATCCACGAGGTGCCCGCCAGCGGCACCATCAATGCCGGTGACGTCGTCATTCCGGCTGCCGCCGGTGCGGTCGCCGCGATCGGCGCCGGCACCACCTACTCGCAGGTGGTCGGAGTCGCCATCTCCGCCGCGGCCAGCTCCAAGGTTCGCATCAAGCTCCGCTCCTGATTCGCAGCCAGTCACATCCCCATGACGCTGCGTAGGCAGCACACGAAAGTAGGTTTCTGATGCCTATCACCAACCCCCCGGTGCCGCCCACCCTGTCGGGTGACATCATCTCCATCTCCCGGTTCCTCAAGGACCCGACCTGGGTGCTGCGCGCACTGCGCACCATCTCCCAGCAGATGTTCATCTCGGACAAGCTGCTCAAGGGGCAGCTCTGGACCGAGTCCGGATCGGTTCTGTACGAGCAGAACGAAACGATCTACGCCGACCGCGCGCCGCAGGGCGTCCAGCCCGGCGCCGAGTACCCGCTGACCCCGATCAGCACCGGCCCCGGACAGACGGCCAACACGATCAAGTGGGGTAACGACGTCATGCTCTTCGACGAGTCGATCTCTCGTCAGAAGTTCGATGTCGTCAACCGCGCCTTCGCGAAGCTGATGAACTCGATGGTCTCGACCATCGACTCGGTGGCGCTGTCGGCCATCAACTCGGCTGTCACGCAGTCGACCGCAGCGTCCGCGTCCTGGGCGACCGGCTCGCCGAACATCCTCCGCGACGTGGCGCTGGCCAAGGCGAACATCATCGGCCTGAAGCAGGGCTACAACCCCGACACCGTCTTGTGCGATCTGACCACGTTCGCGAACGTGATCAGCGACCCCAAGCTGTCGCTGCTCATCCCGCGCGAGTCCACCGACACCCCGGTCTTCACCGGCAACATGGCGAAGATCGCTGGCATGACGTGGCTGACCAGCCCGAACCTGCCGACGAGCGGCGTGGCGACCATTCTCGACTCGAACGTGTTCGGCGCGTTCGCTGACGAGAAGTTGCCCGCGCCCGGCTACACCGGCGGCGAGGACGGCGTCCAGGTCAAGACGATGCGCGAGGACGGCGAAGATGCGTGGCGCATCCGCTCGCGGCGCATCACCGTGCCGATCGTCCTCGAGCCGGCCGCGGCATGGAAGATCACGGGAGTCTCGGCATGAGCTTCCTGGTTGTCGCCCCGCTGGCGCTGGCGAAGGACCAGGAAGGCGCCGTGCACTACCACTACGAGGGCGCTGTGATCTCGTGGCTGGACGACGAGACGGCCGAGCACCTGCTCAGCAACGGCATCGTCGAGGAGATTGACGACCCCGCCCCCGTGGTCGTCGACGACGAGGGCCCGGCCGACCCCGCTGGGGACGACGGCGGCGACGAGGTCAAGCGCCCCGCGAAGACGGCACCGAAGCCCGCATGGGTCGAGTACGCCGTCGCCAAGGGATTCGACCGCGCCGAGGCCGAGAAGTCCGAGAAGGCCGAACTCATCGCACTGACCGAGAGCTGAGGAGGAGCGCGCCATGACAGCATTCGCGACCACAACGGACGTGTCCGGCACATGGCGCGCTCTCTCGGACGCCGAAACCGCCTACGCAGACCTCCTTCTCGACGCCGCGGCGTTGTGGATTCGGAACCGGCTGCCCGGCATCCTCGATTCCGACCCTGCGGCCCGAATCGTGTCCATCGAGGTCGTTCGGGCTGCACTGCAGAAGAACAAGCTCGAAGGCCTCAACACCTACACGCGCACGGTCGGTGGCCGTACCGAATCGTGGACCGGCGCACGTACGGCGACATCCGAGGAACTGGCACGGACTCTCGAATTCAGCGAGTACCACCAGCAGCTCCTCGGCATCTGGAAGCCGAAGGCGGGCCCCCGCTACACCATGGGCAATGCCTACTGCGGCGTCGACCCGATTCGGCTGCCCAGCACCGAATGGGGCATTTCGTAAATGACCGCACCATTCCTCGGTAACGACACCCTGGTCGTTACCGCAGTGACGCCTGTCCTCGACACGAACGGCGACCCCGTCGTCGATTCGCTCGGTGTCGCGAAGACCGCCACGTCGAGCGTGACCGTCACCGGCGGCTTCGAGCTGGATTCCTCCCAGGAAGAGAACTCGAACGTCCAGCGGACCGAGCTACACGGCCGCGCCTGGCTCCCATGGGGCACCCAGTGCGACGCCAAGTCGCGGATCACGTGGCAGGGCATCGAATTCGAGATACAGGGCCCGATACGGCCATGGACCGACCTCGACGGCAACGGCGATCACATCGAACTCAACTGCATTCAGTGGAAGGGGTAGGTCATGGCACTCGGACAGATGGGCCTGGTACTGGCCGAACTCGAACTGAAGGGCGAGCAGTTCCTCGCCACATCCACCGTCCTCAAGGCGCGCATGCTCGAGCTCGCCAAGAAGGGCGAGGAGCACGCCAAGAGCATCGCCCCGGTCGGCGAGCACGCGCACACGCTCAAATCCGGGTACCGCGACGAGCCGGGCGACTACAAGGATTCGATCGAGGGCCTGGTCATGATGAAGAACGGCCGCTGGGTCGGCCGTGTCATCGCCCGCGACTACAAGGCGCACTGGATCGAATACGGCACCAAGAAAATGCCGAAGCAGGCCGTCATGCGCCGCACCGAGGAGTGGCTCAAGGGCGGCGGCGCGTGACCGTGCCACCCGGTGCACTGACCTTCGCGAACAGCGAGGCGGCAGTCGTCGCATTCCTTCGGTCGAAGGGATTCGGCTCGGTGTCCGTCGAGGGCCCGGCGAACACCTTCCCGCACATCATGGTCACCCGCGTCACGGGTGGCGACAACCGATTCACCGACCACGCGACCGTTGACGTGGAGGCATTTCACTCGTCCCGATCCGCGGCAGCCACCGCAGGCCGGGCAGCTCACTACTGGATCACGCAGTTCCTCGACGGGCTGCTGGGCGCGGCAGTGAGCTACACGGCCGATGACGGAACCGCCGTCACGGTCTATATCGACGACGTTCGCACGATCCGAGGGCCAGCCTGGCTCGACTACGGCGACCCGAAGGTGCACCGATACCTCGCGTCGTATGTCGTCGACTCCCGCGTCGATTCAGCACCCCTGTAGAAGGAGATCAAAAGAAAATGACTGCAACCACTTTCGAGGGGCTCTTCACCGGGAACCCCCACGACACGTTCAAGGGCCTCAAGACCGCCGTCTTCGTGAAGGACTACGACCCGACGGTCTCGCTGGCGAACTTCACGCCGTTCGATTCGGCGACGGGCAACTTCGACGGGACCCTGACCACCACGCAGGGATTCGTCTGCACCGGGTACACCGACGAGAACGGTCCCGAGTTCAACCCGACCCTCACGACGTCGGACACCAACACCGGCCAGAGCCCGGACGTCCTGCGTAAGGACGGCACCCAGCGCGCACTGTCCGGAATGATCACCCTGCTCGGCTCGAACCTGCCCGTCACGCACGCGCTGCAGCACCAGCTGCCGCTCGCGTCGCTGCCCAGCGTCGGCACCGCCGGCTACCGGGTCGCACCCGAGGCCGACATCACCCTCTACGACCGCACCGTGCTCTTCGTGGCCGTCGACAAGAAGTACGGCGTCGTCGCTCACTCCCTGCTGATTCCGCGGGCTGTGATGACCAAGCCGGACAAGATTGCTTGGAACCGCAAGACTGAGTCGACGGCGAAGTTCACCTTCGAGTCTCAGATTGAGGCGTCCACCGGCCTGCCTTACGTGTACTTCATCGACGGCCCCGGCTGGCGTGCGCTCGGCGGCACCACCGGCCTCCCCGGCACCCCGGTGGGAACCGCGGGTGCCGCCGGCGTCGTGTCGCTGGCGTTCACCGCACCGACCACGCCGAACGGACCGTTCACGTACAACGTGTTCGTCGACGCCGAGACGACTCCGGTCGATCCTGCGAACGTCGTTGTCGGCGGCACCACCGCGAACCCCGTTCTGACCGTCTCCGGTCAGGTCGCCGGCCCGCACACCTACAAGGTGCAGGCCATCGGCTCGAACCTGTCGACGTCCACGAAGACCGCGGCGTCGGGCTCCGTCACCATCACGTAACCCTCCCCGAAACCCCCAGGTCGCGCCGTTGTGGCTGCGGCGGCGTGGCCTGGGCTTTAGCAGCCAAATTGCAGCCAACTGAAAGGGATTCATCATGGCAAACCAGAATGTCACCGACCTCGCGAAGTGGCGCGAACAGCAGCTCGAGAACTTCGGCGGCGTAGGCCACGACTTCGAGCTGACCTGGTCCGACAAGGTCACGGGCGAAGAGCGGCACGAAACGTTCACCGTCAACCACCCGCTGTCGCTCGAGGAGGACCAGAACGACGCCGTCGATGCAGCGAAGGGCACCGTCGCGCTCGCCAAGGCGCTTCTGAACACCGAGGCAGACCCCGATCGGCACTCCCGGTTCATCGCCGCCGGTGGCCGGTCCGGTGACGTCCTCATCGCATGGCGTCAGATGACGCAGGAGATGAACGGCCCAAAATAGGCGAAGTTCTCGCCCGGCTGGAGATGGCGCCCGAGGAGATAGAGGCTGACATTCAGCACTTCTACCCTGGGCGCCATCTCCGCGAGTGGTATTGCACCACCTTCCCGTTCACCGTGGCGGGCAACCGCGGCCAGGACTACGTCGACCGTGTGAGCGCCCGCAATGAGGGCATGACCTCGCGCGAGCTGCACGTGCTCATCGAGAAACTTCCCGAGGATTCTCAGACGTCCCGCAAGCTGAAATCGGCGTGGACAACGCTGGAAACCATTGCGGTGCGCCATTTCAACGCCTTCGGCTCGACAGTCTTCCAAGAGGGCTCGTACGAAATCGAGCCCGGATCATCCGTCACCAGGGTCGCTCCGCGGTACGTCCTCGACCTGGCAGCCGAAGAGGCCGAAACCCGCGACGACGAGCAGATCTCCGACAGGGAACTGCAGGCAATCGTGCACGGCGACATGAATCTGTCCGACCTTACGTAGAGGAGGTGCCCGTGGCCGATGGCGTGTTTTTCGATATCGCTGCTCGGTTGATCGGCATGGAGGGCGTCGCGACCAAGATGGTCAAGGACGGCACGGCGGCCGGCGAGCAGACCGGCAAGGCCATGTCGGAATCCCTCTCGCAGTGGGTCACCGCGGGCACCGGCTCGATGACGGCGTCCATGGAGAGGCAGATCAGTGCAGCGACGGCCACGCTCGAGCGAGCGTCGGCGGCGGTAGTCAAGTCCAAGGACATCGTCGCCGACGCCTCCGGGCGCGTCATGGTCGCCGAGGCGAAGGAGAACGAAGCGCGGCTGAAGTACGCCGCAGACTCGTCGAAGTACATCGCGGCGTACGAGAACCTCGAGCGCGTCAAGCGCCAGCAGGTCGCGGCGAGCGCCGAGGTTGTGGCCGCCACGAACAACGAAGCCCGCGCACAGGAAGCACTCATTGCGCGACAGGACACCGCCGTCGCAAGCTCTGCGGCGGCCACCGGAACGGCAGCCACCGCACTGAAGGGCGCGGCGCTCATCGGCTTCGGTGCGTTCGCCATCGGCGCGGCCGAAGCCACCAAGTCGGCCGGTGACTTCCAGGAGTCGCAGGTACGCCTCGTCACATCGGCAGGCCTGTCGAAGGACGCCTTGACGGGCGTCTCGGACGGCATCTTGAACCTTGCGGGCCAGGTCGGCGTTTCGGCCGAGGAGCTCTCAAAGGGCGCCTACACGGTGTCGTCGGGCATGGTGCATCAGGCCGACGCAACGAAGGACGCCGCGAACGCGCTGTCGATCCTGAAGGCGGCGTCTGAGGGTGCCAAGCAGGAAGGCGCCGAGGTTGGGACCGTCGCCGACGCGGTGACGACGATCCTGCGCGACTATCACCAGACTGGCGACCAGGCCGCTGATGTCACCAGCAAGCTCGTCACCGCCATATCTCTTGGTAAGACTCAGCTTGAGCCGTTCTCTGAAGCGCTGCACAACGTCACACCGATGGCATCGACGATGGGTGTCTCGATCGCTGACGTGACCGGAACGCTGGCCGAGATGACGGCACACGGCGTGCCCGCGGCGCAAGCCTCGCAGAACTTGGCCTCGGCCATGCGCAGCCTGCAGAACGCGCAGGGCCCGGCGCGCCAGGAACTCGAATCTTTCGGCATCACGGCAACACAGCTGAACGACTCCATCGGGGAGAGGGGTGTCGCAGGGACGCTCCAATGGCTCTCGGAGTCGGTCATGAAGAAGATGGGGCCGGACGGCAAAGTGCTCCTCGACTCCTTCCATTCCTCGACCGACGCCGCACATAACCTGGATTCCGCCATCGGTCAACTGAACGGGCCGCTGAAAGACCTTGCGGTGCAGTTCAATGCTGGCGATATCGGCGTTAAAGAGTTCACGAAGGGTGCAGACGCGCTCGGCGGCGAGAACCGTAATACCGCGAAGTCGATCGTCGAAATGAAGGACAAGGCCGAGGGCTTCACGACGACGATGAAGAACGGCGGCGCGCAGTCGCAGTCCTACACGACGGCGATGACGAAGCTCCTCGGCACCGTCGAGGGCGTGAACACGGCCTTCATGGTGACGAAGGAGAACGGCCCGGAGACCGCCGAGGCAATCAAGAAGATCTCAGAGTCATCCGGCGACGCAGAGGGCAACGTCAAGGGCTGGGAAGAGGTTCAGGGGAATTTCAATCAGAAGTTGGCAGAGTTCAAGGACGGCATCGGTGCTGTGGCGATCAAGATCGGTACCGATCTCCTTCCCGCCGCGACGAGCATGGTAGGGGGACTCAAGGACGTATCCGACTGGCTCGGGAACAACAAGTGGGCGGTCGATACCTTCCTGATTGCAATCGGGGGTGCGGCTGCAGCGTTCGCGGTCTGGAAGACAGCCTCTGCCACGTGGACTGTGATCAGTCTCGGCATTGAGGCGGCGACCTGGGCCATGGGCGGATTCGCTGTGGCCGAGACCGGCGCCACGGCCGGCGCGACAGGGCTGGCCGCCGCTCTGGCTGCCACCGGCATCTCTGAGATCGTCATCGGCGTCGCGGCACTCGTCGCGGGCCTGATCGCGCTCGGTGCTGGCGTGAAGTACGCCTATGACCATTGGGGCTGGTTCCACGACGCCATTCAGACATCTTGGGAGACGCTGAAGTCGTTCGGCTCCTGGATCGGCGGCGTATTCGTGGCCGCCTGGCACGGCATAGTGTCCGCGGTCGAGCCGGTGCAGCATGCCTTCGGCAACGTCATGCACGCACTCGACAACGTCGGCCATGCCGTCGGCAACGTCCTCAACGTGCTCAAGTACGCCGGCGCGATCGTCGCGACCGTGATCGCCGTGCCGTTCGTCCTCGCCTTCAAGGTCGCCGAGACCGCAGTCATGGCCTTCTGGCATCAGGTCGTCGAGCCCGCCATGCACGCCATCGGCGACATCTTCAACTGGGTCTACAACAGCATCATCAAGCCTGTCATCGGATTCATCAAGGATGAGATCACCGGCTGGGGCATCGTTATGTCCTGGGTCTACGACAGCATCATCAAGCCTGTCATGGACAAGATCGGCGATATCTGGCATTGGCTGTACGACACCATCATCAAGCCGATCATCGGCTTCATCAAGGGCGACATCCAGGCCGCCGGAGACGTCTTCAACTGGCTGCATGACCACGTCATCAAGCCCGTCGGCGACAAGATCGGCGACGTCTTCAACAACCTGAAGACCACCGTCACCGGCTTCGTCGAAATGTGGAAAACCGAATTCGAGAAAATCGCGAACATCGTTGCGGTTCCGGTCAACTACATCATCAATACCGTCTACAACGATGCGATCCGGCCCGTGTGGAACGGTATCGCGCACGTCTTCAGTCTCGACGAGATCCCCGAGCACCACTTCGACATCGCGCACTACGCCGGAGGCGGCATCCACCAGGGCCCCGGCCTCGTGCCCGGCTACGCGCCCGGACAGGACACCGTCAACGCGAAGCTCTCACCCGGTGAGGGTGTCGCGGTGCCCGAGCTGGTGCAGGCGATCGGACCGTCGAACTTCCTCGCGCTGAACCACATGTACTCCGGCGGGCGGCGGTCGGCGAACGGTGCCGTACCGGGATTCCACTTCGACATCGGTGGCATCTTCTCCGGCATCGGCGACGTGGTCGGCGACGCCTGGTCGGGCATCACCGACGCGGCCGGACTCCTGGCGAAGGTCGCGAAGGACCCGGTCGGCGCCGTCAAGGATCTCTTCCACAAGGCGACCGATCTGGCGCAGGGCTCGCCCGGCGATCACTCGCTCTGGCGTGACGCGCTCGTGCGCACTCCGGAGAAGTTCGTCGGCGGCGCAATCGAGAAGGTCAAGGGCTGGCTCGGCATGCACCCCGGCGCAGGTTCGGGCGCGGGCGGGAACGAGGCGTGGGTGTCCGGTGCGGGCGCCGAGCAGTGGGTGCCGATCATCGTGCAGGCGCTGGCAATGGAGGGCTTCCCGACGACGCCCGAGTACATCGAGGCCGCCAAAGCGCAGATCATGACCGAGTCGGGTGGCAACCCGAACATCATCCAGACAGTGCAGGACGTCAACAGCGGAGGCAACGAGGCGGAGGGCCTCGTGCAGGTCACGCCACAGACTGCCGCCGGTCTCGGGCTCGCTGAACTGGGCGGAAACCTCTACGACCCGCTGACGAACCTGCGCCTCGGCCTGCGTCGGATCAAGTCGGGATGGGGCGGCGACCTGCTCGGCACCTGGGGCCACGGCCACGGCTACGCAGGCGGCGGCATCGCCGGACTCGACTCGCTGCTCGCTGGCAACTACACCGGGAACTTCCTCGGCCAAGAGGAGGACTCACCTGCAGTCGCATCCATCCTGGGCCTGCGCTCGCTGATCAAGGACGGCGACTTCACAGGCAA